GTCGTAACTTACAGTACCTTTATTATAGTCACTGATTACCACAGCATCATATATCGACGGTATCTCTGTATTGAAACTGATAGGTGATGACATTTGATCATTATCAATTCTCACAATGTGTTGCTTGCTACGCAGATCAATTAATCTAGTCTTGACACTGGTATCGCCACATAGATAGCTGACCTCACATCCTAGATTCTCTAAATTGACTTTGACATTACGTGCCATTCCGCCAATTTCCTCTTTATGGCTGTACTTGAATACAGGCACAGGTGCTTCGGGGCTAATTCTATCTATAGTCCCGTACTGATATACATCAAGGCAATCATCCCCGATTAATAATATCTTCAATGATTTTTGTGGTTGAGTATTCGTCGATTCTGTCATAGTAAATTACTTGATTGCAGTATTCTTCTGCTGTAGAAGATTTGTCATGTTTCCAGTCACTGCCTTTGACATAAACATCAGGTTTGTATGTTTTCATTAAATTAATGAGTTCTTCTTTGGTATCAAACAATTCCACAATGTCTACTGCTTTGAGATTAGACAGCATGACTCGCCTGAAATTCTGATCATTAATAGGACGTTGTGTACCTTTGAGTTCAGTAACTCTACGATCTGTATCTATTGCCACAACGAGATAATCACCGTAACTACGTGCGGTGTTTAGCAATGCGATATGTCCAGGATGTAGTATGTCAAATGTTCCATTGACCATCACGGTTTTCATGGGTAATACTTTCTTAATTTTGTAACATCTGCACAGGTATATTTTTGATACTGTGCTTTAACATCTTCTGGCATAGGAATATATTCAATACGGGCATTGTATTTGTCTGCAATCGTTCTTGCAACTGCTTCAAAAGAGGTGGCTTGTCCTGTACCAACATTCCATAGCCCAGACTCGTTAACAGTTAGGAATTTTTTATGTACATCGACAACTGTTTCTACTGGTACAAAATCTCTTAGATAGTTTTCACTGCCTTCGAACAATTTAATAACACCAGTTTCCTGTGCTTGTTTTTCAAACTTATGATACGGGCTTGCCTGGTTGCCTTTGTGATCTTCATGAGGTCCGAATACATTAAAATATCTAAATCCTTGTACACGAATGCCGTCAAACTTTTGCGAACCTGCATTACGATCAAATAGGTATTTGCTCCATGCATAAGGACTACGCGGATCAACCGGTGCATCTTCTCTAAAATCAGTGTTCAATCCATACACACTTGCAGAACTAGCATACTGCAAATTAACCTTTTCAACTTGACAGGCTATTAATAACATACAACTAAAATCATGATTATGACGCATGACTTTTTCTACGTTACGCTCAGTGGTGCTACTGATTGCACCAAGATGAATAACCCAGTCTAACCCTTCGAACTCAGGAGGCTCTTCTCCCATTTCGTAAGTGGTTACAGTATGCTCATCTTTTAGAGCATTGACCATGTTCTGACCGATAAAACCTTTATAGCCTGTTACTAAAATTTTCATTTTTGACTGTCACCTTTTGCAACACGATAGTTATCTTCAACACTATCAGGAGTACTAACTTCGATAATAGTGCCTGCTTCTTGACAAATAATTTGATGAGGCTTGCATGGTTCATTGTGCCATACATCACCAGGTTTAAGATATGTGGTATATTCATCGGCAGTTTTTGTGTCAATCCACTTGACAAAAAATAAACCATCTAATACATACCATGTTTCTTCTTTGAACTGATGAAAGTGCATACTGAATTTTGCACCTGTATTAAACTTCATCAGCTTGCCACAATACTTGTCGTTGGTTGCCCAGATATTTTCTGAGCCCCATCCTTTTTCTACAAATCCATCTAATCTTGTCATACTTTTGTAACCTCTACTCCGGACTTTTCAAGGAACCGGATTCCTGCATCATCTCTATAGTTTTCATTATAGTATACACTACTAATACCTGACTGAGCAATGAGTTTGGCACATTCCATACAAGGGCTGTGAGTAACAAATATAGTAGACCCAAGCCCACTGTTACTAGACTTCGCCAGTTTTGCAATAGCGTTCGATTCAGCATGTAATACCTCTGGTTTAGTTTTAAGTTTAACCCAATTGCCATTTTCTGTACGAGAGTAGCCTAACGATATCATATCGGTGCCCATGGATTCTTCGTCTAATACAAAAACGGTATTTTCACAATCATTATCCCATCCAGATGGCATTCCGTTATAGCCGTAGCTAATAACAGTATCGTCTTTGACTATAACTGCACCAACGTGTAATCTACGTGCATGACTAAGCTCAGCGCAACGTTTGGCCCAATCCATATATAGGTCGATAAATTTTTGTTTCACTCTGATGGCATCTCTCTAAATCTTGCTAAGAAACTCTCTACATAGCAACTATATTCTGTTCCATCTTTTACTTTAATATAGTATACCCAAACATGATCGTCGGTATATACGACATCAATAACACGAAATTTTTCCATGTTATCTCCGGCCCATATGCTACCTGCTTTTGGTAACTTGGGAGGTTTTGTTGCTTCTATTCTATCATCTGTTGTAAATGTTGTCATTTTGCCCACCACTCCTCATAAGGAAATTCAATCCATACATCGTTTTCTGATTTGTTAATTTCTAACCCAACATAGTTCATCTCAGCTTTACATTGACTGGCCAGGTTATCTACAATTACTGCAAATCGTACATTATGTCCCCAGACATGATTCCATCTTTCGTCATTTGGCAAACATCCACTACGCCAATCTTCCATTAGCCAATTCAGTGTTGCACCAGTATCATTGATATCATCAACTACGAGAATATTTTTTGCGGCAGGCTCGCCGAGTTCTCCACGATATCCGTATGCTTCTTCCGCCATCCATAGATTGCTTTCTGGTCCAAGTTCGTCATTCTCCCGTAGGCTGATTTTTAATGTCTGACAAGGAATATCAAAATACTGACTAATCATTACAGCAGGCAACAATCCGCCTCTTGTAATTCCAACAATGTAGTCGGGTGTCCATCCACTTGCAGAAATGTCTCTGCAAATGCTTTGTACCATGCCTTTATATTCAGTATAATCAATCTTTAATTTTTTCATAACTCTCCACTTTCTGCTAATTTTAACATTAGGCTATATTGTTCATACGCTTTTTTTACTGCTGGGTATTTGTTTTTCAAATACTTTTCTCTTTCTTTTTGTTCCATTATAACCTCAAACATTCGGTAATGTCCTTGGTTCTTCATGTGATTAAACACTTCGGCTTGAAAGCCTGCAATACGTTCTAGTTCACTTTCTGCAATTTCTACAGTATACAAAGGTTCGCTATCATAGACAATATCTTCATAAACTCGATTAAAATCCATAGGATCTTTAAAATAATTTATGTTAACCTTGTGATAACGACTGGCTCGCTTGTTTGTATCGAGCACACGAATGCTATGGTAATTACAAAACTCTTTTATATTTTCTGTACTCATTGTATGCCTGCTTCTTGACAAATTTCTTTGACTAGTGAAACATCTGCCGGTACTTCTTTAAATTTCTTCAACCAAAACGGAACATCAAACGCCGGCGATATTAAATCTAATTGTTCGTCATTCATACTCTGTACCATCTGTTTTCCAGTCTTGGTATTTAATATAACCCACGGGCTGATATTTCCGTTTCTAATATCCGATACTGCTTTGTTCAAACTGGCATACAAAAAGTATTGTGCAAAATTTGCACTATGCTCGTCACCCCATTCCATCATGGTTTGTAGGCTACGTTGTACCGCACCTTCAACGGGCTCTATCTTTATCATTTCGTAAAGATAAGTTTCATACAGTTCGTCTCTGCACCACTGATCTAATTTGACGCCGCTTTTGATGACGTAGTCTACAAATTTATCAGGGTATATAGGGTTAACATTGTTGATAAAAGATCCAAACTTAACAAAGGCATTATAGTATGCAGTATCACAGAATTCATCATAAGTTTTAAGTTTCTTTCCACCTTGTGCTAGTTGCCAGAATCTATTAAAAGCCATGTAACCTGCCTGCACACGTTTTTCAGTCTTTTGCATTGCTCTGCGTTTACGCTCACACATGTGAGCATACAGAGTTTTTTCTTTCATAAAACTCTTACCGCAATGTACGCAATTAAAAGGTTGGTCCACTAATGATATCATTAAAATTTAAAAATAGGTAAACAATATGTTGGATCAGTCCAACATTTTTTTGTGAATAAAATCTCTAAACGACTTTTACTATTATAATATCTTACATTAATAAAGTCTGGATCAGCTAGTCCAGATATCTTAATTGATTTGCCTGTGTATTTGGTTTTTTCTTCTGTAAAAGGAGTAATTCCTTTGTCTACAGAAAAGCAACACAACGAACAGTTAAGTGTTTCTTTTTCACGAACAATTCCTATAAGATAATATTGGTCAAATGAATCTACTTTCTTGCACCACCCATCTACATAAATTTCCCAAACTCCGCGGCTGTCTTTATTTTTGAAGTGTGTTTTTGCATCTTGGTTGAAATTTTGGAACATGCTGGCTTCGGTAGTGTTTTTTGATTTTGTGTTTTTACTTACACTTTTTACATCGATTCCGCAACCGCTACTAAGCATAACATCGATCAACGAATGTCCTGCACCGTTCCATTCTGCACCTTCAATAGAGTCCGACACTACATATTCCCATAATTCTTTTCCCATAGATAATGGGCGGCCTTTTTCAATATGCTTTCTCAAAGGTCGTATAATAGAGTTCATTTCTTTCTGAAACTTTTTAACAAAGTCTTTACCTAACAAGCTGTTGATCTGCTCAACAGTCATTGGATTAATTTTGTAATTGTTTGTATGTTCCATTTAATTTCATAGCCAATTCAACGGCATATTTTGTATGATCGTCAAAGGTAGTAAAGTTTCCTTCGACGTATAATCTTTTAGTTTCAGTAAATTCTTCTTCTGATAAAAATACACGTTTATCTTTATCTACAGTAACAGTCCACATTATTCGTACTCCTTACGCTGTTTTTTGTCAAATCCCATCTTGTCAAACAACTCCTCAATGTCTTGCTTATTCATTAAATCGGCAAGCAATTTAATTTCATCAAATTTCATTGTAGGATTTAGTTCGGCAATTAGCTTTTCTATTTTATTTGTTTTTTCTCTTTTGCCGCTGGCAAGATATGGGTGATATGCATTTACTCCGGTACCAGTAGATGCAAACAATTTCCAAAGCAATGCTTTGTGCCCTTTGCTCAAAGACCAGTGATTTTTGTTCACGAGCTCATTGGTCATTTCAAGATACCATTCTTGTACATCTCTATCACCTTGTACACTTGCGGTGTATCGCATCAATATATACGGGCTAAATGCTTTCTTTTCGTCTTCCGTTAGGTTATCATAGAAATTATGATTCCTTTGGTCTACTGCATTTAATTCTCGTTTGATGTCAAGTTTTGCTGTTGCCATGATCTTTACTCAAGTAATATAGTATTTTAGCACGTTCCAGGGCTTCGTGTAAAGAGGGATTTGTCTTAGATGCTCGACGTATTTCTCCCCAGAGTTTATCATCCATCATGTGATCGTGTAGTGGTCTTCCATCGCTAGTACGAGGATCATATGTCCACCCTACTTCCTTTCTAGTTTCAGGCGCGGCACCAAATTCACGGGCATAGGTTATACCGTTTACTTGTTCGTACACGTATTTTGCTCCCGGTTTAAGAGATCCCATATTACCAGCACTTGGTATAATCTACAATTTCGCTTTGGCGACTAACTTCTTTGACAAAGAAAGCACAGATCGGTTTAGGACCGGCATGTAATGGAGTACATAATAATTGGCCACTACGCATTTTGGGAAAATACCACTTAACATCCTGGTATACATCAATAATGTCAATGTCTAAAAACTCTGGTCTAAATCCACTTAAAGGATTAAAACAAAATGTCCTGAACCCACGATCATTAAGACTAGTTAGCGGTAATACTTCCATGTCCGGGCCTTCGGGATCTCCGACAATAGTACACCAATCTAGTGGCATAGTTAGTTCGTAGGGTCCGATCTTAAGTGCTACCGCTGGGCCTGTGAATGACTCAAGAAATATAAGAGGAATAAAGAAATGATCTGGATTTTGATTGTCACTGTTATCTAATACAGCAAATCGTAAATCATCATCTATCTCCTCTGGTAGCTCATTGAGAAAAAATGTTTTGTCTTCTAATGTTAAAATTTGCATTATTGATATTTTACCTTTGTAATTGTGAACGGATATTTGGCATCCTTGTAGAAACGTTTACGTTCTGTCAAATGCCTTTTTGCGTATTTTGTGCTAGCAGTGAGATCCCATATCTCTACATGATCCTTGTCGTCTGCTTTTCTAATGCCTCGCCCAATACTTTGTATAACGCGGACAAAGCTCTTTCCGGGCTCCAAAAGAACCAGATTAAAAATACGGGGGATATTAATACCCACAGCGGCCACACCGTAAGTCGCCACAATAATCTTGTTAGTAGATGTTTTAACTTCGTCATATTCTTCTTTTCTATCTTTGGTTTTTACTTCGCCCGAAATAAAAACAGCTTCTTCTAATTCGTTTGTTAAAAATTTTCCAGACTCAATTCTGCCAACTAGCACTAGAGTATTTCCAGTTTCTGCAATGTTCTTAATTTGATTGGCTAGGTACACCATGCGTGTTTCGTCGGTCACCAAGAATTTAAGTTCTTCTGCGTATCCGCTAAACTCTTTCCATTCGGCAGTTTGAATAATATTCACATGGCAGTTGCTAAGTACGCCGGATTCTTGTAATTCGTGTGCCGCGACTCTATTGACAACTTCTCCTAAACTGCATCGTAAGCTCTGAAATTCAAAATCATCTTTAGGAACAGTACCTGTTAGCCCCCAACGGATTGGTGTAGCGGCTAGATTGCGTGTTAATAGATTTTTAAGTACTTCTGCCTTGGCCATGTGTACTTCGTCTACCATAACGCACTGTACATTATCCAGCAATATTTCTAATTTTGCACATGCGGCATCGTCGTATTGTTTGGAGTTTTTGTCTAAAACATTTAAACTTTGCCAAGTACAGATAGTATGTGTTCGATCAAGATTTTTTCTGTCGCCGTAGTAAACTCCGACATCAAGGCCGCAGTTAATAAAATCTTCTTCTGTCTGTTCGACAAGACTTTTGTTCGGGACAATAGTGACTGTTCTTCCATATTTTTCGCAGATTTTTGCCAGAGTCGCTGTGGTAATTGTTTTGCCAAATCCTGTGGCAATTTCTTGGATACACTGAGGATTTTCTAAAAATTTATTAACGACTTCAACTTGGTCGTCTCGCAATCTAATTTTTTCGCCAGCTCTTAGATGCCCTTTTGGCCACGTTTGATCACCCCAAAAATCGTCAGAAATTTCAGGAAAATCCAGGGCGATAGGATTGCGTTGATCTTCGAGTTCGATGTAGTAATTTTGATTTTCCAAGTACTCAAGTACCTGTGGTAACATACTCATGTAAGTAGTTCCACCTAAACCAAAGTAACTTACAGTACCGTCCCATCGACCCAATTTAAAGGCTGGTCTAAAGCGAGCAGTAGGGTCTTCAAACTTGAATTTTTTGACCAAAGCCTTGCGTACATCAAGACTTAGATTTTCTATCTTAACATTAACTTCGTCTTTGATAATAACTTTACACGTTGCCAAAATTTAGTTCCCTGTTAGGTCGTTGTTCGCAATAATATATTAAATTTGGACAATTTTTCGTAAAATCTCGGATGGTATAGTGCATATTGTGTAAACCCATACTTATAACACAGTTGAAATATGTTTTTGATGTTATCACAGGTTTAGGCATTTTTTGACTTACAAAAACAAAACGAGTTTTTTCAGATATAGGATTATTCAAATTGTTACTTTTAACAAAACTGTTAAATTCTCCGCCATTATCGCTAGGCAATCTGAACATAACTGAAATTTCTTCATCAGTTACATTTTGTTCTTTTAAAAATTCATATGCCATTTTAGTTTTACTTAATTCCGATCCACCCGGTACAATAAACAATACCGGCTCTAAGTATTGTACTATATCTCGAAGCAAATTCATAGAGGTTGAGGTGGAATCTATGTGAAAAGTTTCGGTGGTATCGGTGGTTATAAACTTTTTAACGATTGGATCAACCGAGTCTGACTGTATAAAGGCATTGATACTATCGTCCCACGTATCGATGCCATATTTCCTGGCCGCAAACACAGCCTCTAATATATCGGCGGTCTCTAGGTCAGGGGTATATTTGGAAATATTCACTAATTTTGGGGTATTTTCTTCAAGAATTAACATAGGGAAAAACGTTTCCATTTTTTCCATGATTTTTGCAATTTGATTTTTGTAAACTTTAAAATTTTCATCAATTTCAAAGTTTTCTTGATCAGCCAATGACAGCACCAACTTGATATTGGTCTCGTGTAGGCTAAAAAACCATGCTTTTTTGTCTTTATCCCATGCCACTAACGCATCCTTGCTACGAAGGTCTCTTATACGTTTTACAAGGTCTTCATTAAAAGGAAATTCAACTTTGATAGCCTTGACCCACTGAGGATGATCCTCGATTGAAATGCGTTTCGGGCTTGGCGCCGAATTACGCAATGGAATTTTGAACAAAGGATTGTCAAGATACTGGGTAATATCTAGGTGTAGATGGGTATTAAGTTGAGTACTATATCTTCTTAATATTTTGATAGCTAGTAGACTTTGTTTTTCTGTATAACCACTAGAGTTGACATGAGTTTGAAAATTTAGACTCTGTACTACTCCTTGGTCAAACCTATTGATTTTTCCAACTAACTCAAGTGTATGTAAAATATCTTCAATATACATGTTATAACGATATGTCTTCAAGGCCGGCGGCCCGGAGTTTAATAATGTTGCTTAATTGCCACTGCTTGATATCGAGGGCCTTAACAATGCCTAACCACTGGTTTCGTAACATGGCAAATTCGTTGATAATTTTTTCCATATCAACTACGTCAGCTTCGCCTTCGACGTATTTTTCGCAGTCTCTACTGCTTAGAGCACGTTGGTAGTTTTCTAGATATTTTTTAAATGCTTTAGAACGAATTCTTCTTAATTCGATATTGAGATATTCTAATACAGCTTCAATTTCTTGAAGCTGATTAAATCTATGTTCTACTATACCAGGTAAAGCCGCTGAGGCTTTTTCAACGTTTCCGAAGATCTTAACCTCAGCTCTAGCTCGGTCTAATTCATTATAAAAATGATCAAGACACTGCGGAAGATGTGCTATGTCTTTGCTGACTTTCGCATACCAAGACATTAATAATCCTCGTCTTCGTATCCGTAATCACCATCGTCATCTTCTTCATCATCTTCCTCTTTGTTCTCGCCAACAACTAACTCAATTGCTTGATCGAGACTGGAATCGTAACCCATTAGTCCTTCAAGGACCGACAGCTCAACATCTTTGCCGACTAAAAAATCAACATAGTGGCTTGCGGCCGTGTCACGATTCTTTTCAGGAATATATTCCTTAAAGACATCCCATGTTTCAATAATTAAACTTTCTTCCATTACTCTTCCTCTGTATCGTCGGATGCTGTAGTAGTTAATGCTACAGCAGTACTATTATCCCATTCGTCCATAATCATTCGAAGTTTATCTTCTGTCCAATGTTTGCGGAATTCTGCAATAATTTCTCCAGTAGTTTTGCTGGTATATGCCAACTTGTTACCTACTTTAGATAATACACCCATCTTCTCGAACATGTCAACCAGACCCGATGTTGGAGCCATACCAGTTGAGTAAGGAATTTCAACTGATACTTCTTCAAACGGTTTAGCATAACGTGTCTTCATGATTTTACATTTAGAACGAATACCAAGTACGTCTGTTACTTTGTTGCCGTCTGCATCAGTTTTCAGTTTAAGTTTTTTCATAGCAACTACGATAGAACTTGCGTAGACAAATCCTTGTCCACCTGAAATCTTGTCATCTGGGTCAAACATATCTTGACTTGCGTATGTATGATTTGTACAAACCATACCCACATTCCATGAACCAAACATGTTTACACAGTTACGAACAAGACTTGTAAGTGCTTTGGGCTTACGGCCCATGTCACCTTTCATTTCGCCTGCTTCGAACTGATTAACGTCTGTAGGAGTTAGTAACATGCCCAATGAATCGATTACAAATAACACCTTAGGACGTTCTCCTTCAGGCATTGTTTTGTATTCTTTCATGAATTCAGAAATAGTTTTAGCTACGTCATCGATCATGGCCATGTTAAGTTTCAACAACTTATCATCGCTGGTATCTACACCTAAGTCCAGTAACCATTTCTCGTCAAGTGCATTTTCGCTGTCAACCAAGATAACATAAATGCCTTGCTCTTGTGCATGACGAATAATATTGCCTGAGCAAATATAACTCTTTCCTGCACCACTTTCACCTGCAAACACCGTAACTTTACCAAGAGGAACTCCTTTAAAAAAGTCCCCGCTAATAAGATAGTTTAGAGCATAATTGCCTGTGCCGATCCAGTCAGTCGGATCGTTGAAGCCTATACCAAGCCCATCAATAGACTTGGTGATAGACTTACGGAACTTCGAAATATCGAAGGCTTTTCCCATAGTCTATCTCCCGGTTTATTGTTGTTGACGTTTACGGATCATAGCAATGATATCTGCGGCGCGATTGCCTGCATCACCATTTGCTGATTCTTCCTTGACTTCGGCCTTAGCAGGCACATCGGTTTCGAACGGTGCATCATCTTCGTCTGCCGCTGGTGCAGATGCTTTTGGTGCTGGCGCTGGAACTGCGGTTGTGCGTGGAGCACTACCTGTACTTTGACCACTGCCTCCCATTCCTGCTGGCTTGTAGTATTGACCCCAACGTTCCATGTCAAATGCTTCGCCGTCTACTGACGCTTCGAACATTTCTTTGATAACTTTGAGCTCAACATCAGTTGGCTTCTTAGGCAAGAAGTCGCTTAGTTTGAACAAACCAAATTGCTCAATTGCGGCGTTTTCTTCTGCGCTCAGAGCACGTTCACGACGTCCCCAATTAGAAGTACTGTAGTCAGCATAACCACCTTTTGAAGTTTTGGTGATTTTAAAATCCAAACCACGAACGTAGTCTGTTGGCAATTCTTCAATTTCACTATCCATCAAGGCATTCTTAACAATGTTAAAAATCTGACTTCCGATGATAAATCTACGAATTGGATTTTCTGGAGTTTTGTCTTCTTGTAGTTTGCTGTCAACTACAAAACCTTGGAAAAGGTAAGACTTTTTCTTCCAATACTTACGGCCCATATCTTCCAAACTCTTGTCTTTGAACCAAGGACGAACCTCAGTAAGAATTGGACAAGTCTCGTTCCACATTTCCATGCAAGGAACTTGCACAGTCACAGGCTTAGAGTTAGTTTCACCTTTGACACCGGCAAAAGGCAATTTGATCATTGCTCTTTCAATCCAGAAAAAAGTGTTATTTGGATCACCGTCAGGAAGGAAACGTACTGTTGCGTTAGTACCTTCTGCGATATTCCAATGGGGGTAAATTGCGTTGTCTCCACCGAAGTTGGTGGAATTTGATTGTGCGCTGTTTTGAAGTTTAGCGCGGATTTCTGCCAAAGTTGCCATAATAATCTCCTTAATAATGTGCCTTTGTTATGCCATTTCTTAAAGCCTACTGACTAAAAGAAAAACTGTGCATAGCGTTAACTATACACAGTTTTATTTATCACGTCAAGTATTATATTTGATTATTTTGAGTTATTTTGCCAAACCTGCTAACTTCAACATACTTTCCATTTCGATGCTTTCTGATCTAGGAACACCGCCTTTATCTAGATAATCGGCACGGTCTTTATAACTACCGCGTTCTACATCTTTATCATGCGGAGCAAGTTCTTTTTTCTTTTGTGGATCAGTAACGTGTTTGGAAGGATGCCAATTATCTTTTTCTTCTGCTGGCATAATATTAGTTGTTTCTGCGCCTATTTCGGTTACTGGTTTTGAATAAGTTTCGACTTTTTGTTTAATGTTGCCTACTAATTCTTTGAGCCTGTTAATAGATAGCCCGTCACCTTCTGGTGCTGGGCCCGGAATTGCGCCGTGACGTTCTTGCCACTGCTGTGTAAGTTTTTCCATAAATTTCTTCGAAATTACTTCAGCCTGTTCGCCCGCTTCGTCGCCGTACTTTTCTGCGATTTGTTTTTTAATATCGATGGCTATGCCTTCATTGCTGTGGAATGGGCCGACGCTCTCGTTGTCAGCGTTGTAAAATTGTTTTACCATTTCAGCGATTTCGCGGATCATATCTTTTGGATCGTTGCCTTCATCCATGCCTAACTCTGCCTTGCGTTTTGCTAATCCTGCTCGACTACTTAGATTACGCTCATCGTCTTTTTCTAAATCTTTGTGCGTTGTTCTCCAGCTATCGTCGCCTGGCTCGGATTTCTGCTTACGCATATAGGCCGGAACATCAACTTTCTTTGGCTCTTCTGCTACAGGTTCTTCTTCTGGCGGAGGTGCTGGTTCCTGTGCTTGTGGTTCTTCTGGAGCAGATGTGTCGCTAATACCCAATGCTGGTAACAATTCTGGGTAACTGTCTTTAGCCCATGCTTGGAATACCTGCATTGGATCTGTGCTAGCATCAATGCCAGCCATGTCTTTTAGTTTTTGTTCTAAGTCACGATCTTCGATTCCGAACTGTCCAAAGAAATCGTAA